TAAACGACTCAACCACGCTGGCGACAAACTCATCGATGTCGCAGCCGTACATCTGGTCGACCATGTCAGTTCTCCAGGGGTTTGGTTTCAGCGGCCATCAGGTTGTAGCTGATGGTTGTGTACTTGGTGACCAGGTCGGCGGGAGCTTTGAGCTCCTGGGCAACCTTGGACCAGGCAGTGGTCTTTTTCTCGGGGGTCAGCTTGACCGTGGTGACGTACATGCTGCCTCTGTAAGTGCCAGCACCCAGCAACTTGATTTTGCTTTTCAAGTCTTCGGCCTGTTCTTGCAAGGCGTCGATCTGGTCTTCCAACAGGCCGAGCTGGTCGACCATCTTCAAAGCGGTGGTATCCATAAAATCTCCAAACAAACACCAGCAACCGGCTGGCACGGAGTGTTAATCACACTGCACTGCACCCTGTCACGGTGCAGCACGCTGGGATCAAGCAGGGGCAAACAGCTTGCGGCCTTCACGCATGAACACCCGAAAGGCAACAGCTTCCCGGTTGTCGAGTTCGTCGTTGGCAAGCATCTCTTCCATGACAAGCAGCATGTCCAGGAAGGTCATGCCGTAAATCTCGCGCTTGTCGTCGATGATGTTGATTGCGGTTGTGATGTCCATGTTTATCTCCAAACTGAGTAAGGTTCGCCACCGCTGAGCGCGATGTCGTAGGGCGAAACGATTGGTGTGAATTTGCGGGCGGTGTTCATGATGTTGACCGCGTTGTCGTAAAAGTCTTCGCGCAAGGTGTCGAGGCGTTTGCCGCCAGATTCAACGAGCGGGAAGTTAGCTTCGATCAGCAACACGGCGATCGGTCTTTTGCGGTAGGTCATACGACCTCCGGGGCGTAGGCGCTGACGTACTCGATTTCGTAACCGAGGGCCTTGATGTTGGCCAGGTCGCTGGTGCTGAAGGTCTTTGTGCCGACCAGGGCAGCAAGCAACTCAGCAGTGCGGTTGCCTGGTGCTGGGTAAACCTTGGGAAGGCCGTACACAGATTTGATTGTCAAAACGACAGTTGGCATGTCTATCTCCTGAAAGTACCGGGCTGTTATGGCCGCCCGGATACGCCATGCCGCTTACGCGGCCTCGAACGTCACTTCAGCAACGTCCATGATTCCGGCCAAACGACCGTTTGCATTGATCGAGTATTCGATCTGTTCGATAGTCGGTTTGTAACAACCGCTGTAGTCAGCTTGTTGGCCGCACTTGCGTGAGCCTTCAAACCACACCAGTGAAATGATGTTGCCAACTGGCGCACCCTTCACTGTGTAAACCTGGGCGTCGGCGTGTTGACCACGCACAATCAATAACCCAGGACGCATGTCTTGCTTTTTGTAGCGCATGACCATCCTTTCAAAATACCAAGCAGTTGCGGTCGCCTGGATACACCGCCAATGCCGAGCACGCCGGGCATTGGAAGGGCCGAAGCCCTGGGGGTTAGGAGTTCAACCACTCCTCAAAGGTTTTGATTGGCCAGCCGAGGTCTTCGGCACAGGCCACGTAGATTTGATAACGCGATTGCAGGCTTTCCATATTTACTCCTTGAAGTTAAGTTCCGTAAGTTCCCCAGGCGGGCCTCACCCACAACCAATCGCGGGCTTTGTAAGGCAACGACTCCCAGGTGCGTTCGTTGTAGGCGTATGCAACCAGCGCAGCCCGGTCCGACCGAAGCCGTTCGAGCGTGGCAGTTACATGCGCATCAGGCCGATACGACTCAAACATCTTGATGTTGAAGTCGATCTTGGCAAGTGCTTTTTCCATGCTGATCTCCAAAGTACCAAGCAGTCACGGTCGCCTGGATACACCGCCGGAAGGCAGCACGCTGCCCTCTGGTCCATCCTTCGCACTCGTCAGTCTTGGGGACTGGTTCTTAGCGGTCTGGCCTTTAGGTTCCCTGGTCGGTACTGCTTGATCGGCTGGTTCCCTTTTTGTATCCCCCTGGTCCTTCGGGGCTCAGTCGTTTCTGACTAGGACTCAAATATAGCACACTGACAGTTACTGTCTAGTAATATTTAAGTTTAGGCAAAAATACAACAGAAATAGTTTTGCCGGCGTTGTTTTTACGCAACAAATATTTTGATCTTTTGCAGGATTTCAGGCACTTGACCCGGTTTGCACGTCGGTTTACACTCTTCGCGGGACCGTGCGTCTCGAAAAACCCTTAACCAAGCCGCCGAATAGGCGGCTTTTTCATTGGAAAATCCATGGAAACAATCACCATCACCGTCGGCGACGACAAGAAAATCACCGTCACAACTGGCGGAGATGAATCGGAAAATCAACAACCTGGTGGCCAGCCCGGCCAAATGCAACAAGGCGAACAGCCTTACCAGTGCCAGAGCGCAGATGAATGCCTCAAGTACGTAGGCATGATTCTCAAAGAAGAGATGGGCGAAGGTGCCCAGGAAGAAGCCACCGAAGGCCCTGAAAACTATGGCCAGATGTGGGACCAAGAGGCTAAGAAACGTCAACCCCAACCCGGCCTCATGGCCTAACTCAAGGAGCTATTCATGCAAAGCTATTCCAACCCAGCATCACGTAACACCATGCGCGCCGCAGGCGATCCGATGAAAACCGGTGCAGCTATGGGCGGCGGCGGCAATCAGACACAAGGCCAGGGCATGCTGCCCAGCAAAGTGTCTGTGCCCATGCCTGGTACAGATACAACCCAAACGCCATACAAGGGCGGCGGTTCTTACAAAGCACCAGCGGGCTTTAACAACGGCCTGATCAACGGCAAAATCTAATGCCTAGCAAGTCCGCTGCCCAGGCTAGGATGATGGCCGCAGCTGCTCACGACCCCGCCTTCGCCAAGAAGGTGGGCGTTCCTGTGTCTGTAGCGCAGGACTTCAACAAGGCTGACAAGGGCACGGGCATCATCCGCAAAGCCATGCAGCCGCCAAAGAAGCCATGAGCACACCCGACAAACCTGGCTTGTATGCCAACATCCACGCGAAGCAAGAGCGCATTGCCCAGGGAAGCGGTGAGCACATGCGCAAGCCTGGCAGCAAGGGCGCACCGACAGCTGAGGCATTTCGCCAATCAGCCAAGACGGCTAAGCGCGGCATCATCAGCAAGGCCATGAAATGACAGCGGCCTGGCAGCGCAAAGAGGGGAAGAACCCCGAAGGTGGCCTGAACGAGAAGGGCCGCGCGAGCGCCAGGGCTGAGGGCATGAACCTCAAAGCTCCGGTGAAGTCCGGCGACAACCCACGTCGCGCGAGCTTCTTGGCCAGGATGGGCAACATGCCTGGCCCAGAGCGCAAAGACGGCGAGCCTACCCGGCTGCTGCTGAGCTTGCAGGCTTGGGGCGCATCAAGCAAGGCTGACGCAAAGGCCAAAGCCAAAGCGATCAGCAACCGCAATGGAATCATTCGCAAAGCGATGAAGGACTGACATGGGACGTAAAACCGGAGCAACTCGATTGGCTGAGCTGGCAGGCGCACCGCCCAGGCTCGCCTCTGTCGAGGACCTCGAGGCTGCTGGCCCTACGCCTTCGCACAGACACGCCAAGCAAGTCTCAAGCAAGAAGCCTATGGGCATCAACCTCAAGGCGGTGGCCGAGGCCCTGCGCGAGGCTGGCATGGACCCGGCTGTCGAGATGATCAACATCTTGCAGCGTCAGGTTCCCGTGCGCGATGCAAATGGCAAACCCCGCATTGATCCCGAAACCAAAAAGCCAATGATGGTCGACGCCATCGACGCAGACACCAAGCTGCGCGTGCTCAACGAGATGCTGCAATACACGCAGCCAAAGCTCAAGTCTGTCGAGATGAAAGTCTCCGGCAACCTGGAGCTCACGTCTGAGCAGCTCGACAATCGATTGGCCATGTTCTTGTCAAGGGCTGCACGCAAATGAAGATTGACGACCTTGACCTCTCTCGACTTGATCTGTCATTGCTCAATCACGAAGAGAAGCTCGAAGTCTATGAGCTGCTGCGGATCAAAGACATTCGCGCCAAGCGCAACCGCCTGGCAGCCTACAAGCCATACGCCAAGCAAGTGGATTTTCACAAAGCTGGCGCATCATTCCGTGAGCGTTTGTTCATGGCCGGTAACCAGCTTGGCAAAACATGGGCAGGCGCATTCGAGACCGCAATGCACTTGACTGGTCGTTACCCTGCCTGGTGGAAGGGCACGCGATACCCTTACGCGATCCGCGCAATGGTCGGGTCCGAATCAGCCGAACTGACACGCAAAGGCGTGCAGCGTCTGCTGCTTGGTCCGCCCGAAGTGCGCGACGAATGGGGCACTGGCTCCATTCCTCATGAGTGCATCCGCGACACCAGCATGAAGCAAGGCGTGCCGGACGCAGTGTCCAGCATCGTCGTGCGTCATGACTGTGGCGAGGATTCGGTTATCCAGTTCAACTCATACGACCAGGGCCGCACCAAGTGGCAGGCCGACACGGTCAACTGGGTATGGTT